TACAGAGATGCATTCTCATATTCCTCTTTCTCTGAGGGAGAGAAACAGCGTATTGATCTGGCCATATTGCTGACTTGGCGTGAGGTGGCCAAGATGAAGAACAGTCTGAACTGCAACCTACTGATCTTCGATGAGATCTTGGATTCATCACTGGATGCATCTGGAACGGAGTCTTTCCTGAAGCTTCTGAACAAGATGAAGAATAAATGCTCTATCTTTATTATTAGTCACAAGGCAGATTCTTTGGTGGATAAATTTGATTCTTCTATGCAGTTTGAAAAGAAAAATAATTTTTCAAAGATAAAGACAAATATCTAAATATTTGTGTATGTTTAAGGGACAATATAAATTTATAGGCCCAACAGGGTTTCCAATTACATACGCAAAAAATGATGTAGTGGTATACCAAGGAAAATTATACCAAGCATCAAATTCTACACAAAAAAATCCGCTAGAAGCCCCAGATAATTGGACTTTTATTAAAGCAACTGAGCCAATAGCAAGTTCTTTACCACCTGTCTTACCAAAAGAAAATCAAATGTGGGTTTCCGATTCTGGAATTGTATACATTTATTATTATGATGGAAATTCATATCAGTGGATTCAAACTTGACTTTAAAGATAATGGAGATATGATGCTACTATGAATGAAGACAGTTTTGAAAAGTTTACCAATCGCCGCAAGAACAAGCCATCTGGGCTCAGTAAAAAGCAACACAAAAGAAGTGTGCGTGGAAACAGGCATGAACAGAAGCAAAAGCTGAACGATTCGATTTATCGTAAAGATGTTGACTAATTTACAGAAAGATTTATATTATGAACACTGTGACTAAAATGAGACTGACAAAAGAAACCTATAACATTCTCAAGAACTTTGCCGCGATCAATTCAAATATTTTGATCAATCCCGGTAATGTCTTGAAGACCATGAGCGCAGGCAAGAACATATATGCCGAGGCTACTATTGCTGAGGATTTTGATGTTGCCGTACCCATTTGGGATTTGAACAAGTTCCTTGGAGTAATCAGCATGTTTGCAAATCCCGATCTGGAGTTCCATGACACTCATGTTGTTATCTCCAATGGCCGTTCAAGCGTTACTTACTTCTACTCTGAGCCTACTCTATTGACTGTTCCCACCAAGGAAGTCAAGATGCCCAAGACTGCAGTCAAATTTGATCTGGACGAAAAGGATCTAAACGAGGTCCTGAAGGCAGCAAACATCCTGCAGGTCAGTGATTTTAATCTTGTCGGCGGTGATGGTAAGTTTGTTATTACAGTGGATGACTCCAGTCAAAGCACCAGCAACAGTTTTGAGATTGTATTGGACGACAATTATGATGGTCCCGATTTTGAGGGAACCATCAATGTCTCTGAAATTAAGTTTATTCCCGGTTCATATACTGTGGAGTTGACTGATACAATTATTTCTAAATTTACGCACAAGACTCTGAACCTATCTTACTTCATCGCCATCAAGCGCAATTAACATCTTTTTGTTTTTTTAATTAATCTATACCAGTCAGTGTATAAAGGACTGTCGAGTCTTTTTCTAACACTGATTGGTATATTTTTTAATTTAAAATATAATTCAGCTTCTCCAATAGAATTAAATTTTATTCCCTGACATATACATGGATTTTTTAAAGCAATTGAAATTTTTTTATTAGGTCCTCGTTTTTGTCCAAAATTTGGATTATTTTTTCCAAATTTGCCCCACATAGGATTTCCTTTTCCGGTATATTTTTTTGATAGATATAATTTTTGTTTATTTGTTAATTTTTTTGTAATTCCACCATCTCCACCTTTAGTCATATTATACTTTGGTTTTAATTTTTTAATCCAAAATATTTCTTTTTTGTTTAATAATTTATTTGTTGTTTGTTCTATTAAAACAATTGAAAAATTATTTTTTCCATATTTTCTTATTGCTCTATATAAATGGGTTTGAATATTATTTTTAGCTTTATAAAAATGTTCTTTTAATCGGTGATTAATGTCTTTTTTAGTTTTGCCAATATAATAGTCTTGTGTTATACTGTTTGTAATCTTGTAAATAAACATTTTACCGTCCTTTAGAAAAATACCGTCCCAATTATTTATAAATTATGAATAAAGATATTAAAAATTTATTGTGGGTAGAGGCATATCGCCCACAAACTTTGTCAGAATGCATTCTTCCTGTAGATCTTTCCGTTGTTTTCAACGGAATGGTAAAAGAGGGTACAATTCCAAACATGATGTTATACGGCAAGGCAGGCACTGGAAAGACTACGGTCGCCCGCGCCCTTGCCAATGACATCGGTGCAGATAGCATCATTATCAACTGTTCTGAAGAGAATGGTATTGACACCCTACGCACAAAGATTCGAAATTATTGCTCGACGGTATCTTTGAATGGTGGGCTAAAGGTAGTCATTCTTGATGAGTTTGATTATGCAAATCCAAACTCGATCCAACCGGCTTTGCGTGGTGCTATCGAAGAATTTGCCAAAAACTGTCGCTTCATCATGACCTGTAACTACAAAAACAGGATCATCGACGCACTGCACTCTCGGTGCACTGGTATTGACTTTACGGTCCCTGCAGCAGAAAAAGCCCAGCTTGCTATGGGAATCCTGAAGCGTGTGGAACATATCCTAACTACTGAAAAGGTTCCATATGACACTCCAGTGCTCGTCAACCTCATCAAAAAGCATTTTCCGGACATTCGCCGTACTGTTAATGAACTTCAGCGGTATTCTTCTTCTGGAAGAATTGATGTTGGGATACTGGCACAGGGTAGCTGCGACTCATACAAGGAACTTCTTGGATACATGAAGGCCAAGGATTTTGCATCCTGTCGCAAATGGACAATCCAAAATATTGATTTGAATACTGCGGAGTTTTTCCGGAAACTGTACAATGAACTGTACAATGTACTAAAACCAAACTCTATTCCGCAGGCAATCTTGATTATTGCGGAGTATCAGTACAAGGCTTCTTTTGCTGCAGACCAGGAAATCAATACTATGGCAATGATTGTACAAATCATGATGGACTGTGAGTTCAACTGATGGAACTCAAGCATTATCTTAATAGTATCAACTACGACAAAAAAGCCTTAATGGATAACGATGAAAAGGCAGAAAAGTTATATCCACCGTATGTGGTAAACCGCTGTTTTTCATTTTTTTCTGACACAATATTCCATGCAAATGTCGCAAACTGCAACTGGACACTGGACAAAAAGATGCAGTTTGATTTCTACAGGCTTTCAATCAGGAAGAATAAACGGTTTTCTCCTTGGGTTAAAAAAGAGGAAAGTGCAGATATTGACCTGTTAAAACAGGCTTATGGATATACAGAACAGAAGGCTAGGGAAGTCCTAAATATATTGCGTCCCGAGGATTTTCAACAAATACGCAAATTTCTTGATACTGGTGGGACAAAATAATATAAGGATTGTGTTATGTCTGATATTTCTAAGAATGTATTTAATGGTGTAGGTGTTCAAGTTAAACTTTTTGATGATGACGACTTTATGGTTGTCCGCGAAACACTTTCAAGAATAGGTGTTTCTCCTAAAGGAAAAAACGTTCTATACCAGTCATGCCATTTGGTACACAAAAATGATGTGTATATCGTAGCACACTTTAAAGAATTATTTGCATTGGATGGTTTGCCATCAAATATTTCAGAAGATGATATTCGTCGCAGAAATGCCATTATAAAATTGCTTGAAGAGTGGGAACTTCTTGAAGTAATTGAAAAAGAAAAAACCAAAGAAGTAATGCCGTTATCTGGATTGAAGATCATAAAACACTCTGAAAAGGATAAATGGGATCTAATACCCAAATTTAATACAGGTTCGTTGAGAAAATTTTTTAATACATAAGGATGAAAATGTACAATTTAACTTTAGCTATGATTGTAAAAAACGAGGCTCCAAACATCGAACGTTGTTTGTCCTCATGCGCACCTTACATTGATTACTATGTGATTTGCGATACTGGGTCAACCGACGAAACAAAAGAAATCATTAAAAAGTTTTTTGATGAAAAGGGTATCCCAGGTGAAATCCACGACCATGAATGGTCAGACTTTGGAACAAACAGATCAAAGGCCCTAGAACTTTGTTTGGGAAAAACAAAGTGGGCCATGATGATTGATGCTGATGACTTTATCACTGGAACGCTCCCTGTTAAAAATTTTGATGATTCGTTGGATGGGTATGTCGTAAATATCAAACGCGGAGAGTTTCAATGGTTGCGAGCCCAACTTTTTAATCTTGCTAAAAAGAAGTGGTGGTATGAAGAGCCATTGCATGAATATGCGATGTGCGAGCAGCCAATGAATGTAAAGAAACTTGAAGGCGATTATGGTTGGGAAGTAAGAACAGAAGGATGTCGTGCAAGATCTTCTGCCAATGATATTGAAAAGTACACCAAAGATTATCATACACTAAAAAGTTATCTGGATAAAGACCCAAATCAACCGCGTAAGCAGTTTTATGCAGCACAATCAGCATTTGATGCTCGGATGTTTGATGTAGCAGAAGAAGAATATCTCAAGAGAATCAAACTTGGTCACTGGCACGAAGAAGTATTCTTTTCCTGGATGCGTGTTGGAATGTGCAGAGAATTCCAAGGAAAATCTGTAGAACAGATCGCAGATGCATTTATGATGGCTTTTGAAGCTGCACCAAACAGAGTAGAGCCTCTGTACCATCTATCCTGCATTTATAGAAAGTATAATCGGCCCAGAAATGCATTCTTGGTCGCTTCGTTGGGTTTGACTATTCCGCTTCCCCAAAATGATATTTTGTTCGTAGACAAAGCAAACTATATGTGGGGTATCTATGATGAGGTGTCCACCACCGCTTTCTATGCAGGAAAGCCTCAAATTGGAATTGCATGCTGTGAAAAATTGTTGAAAGAGCAATTTTTGCCAGTTGAGCATCGTGAGCGTGTTCAAAATAATTACAAAATTTACATGCAATCGTTGCAAAAGATGCAAGAAGAACTAATGCAGCAACAAAGCCAATGGGCCTCAAAAATAGCCAAAGAAACCAATAAAACCACGCTGGATATTAAACCAGGTATGGCAGAAGTAAAACTTTGACTATAGTCTCTAAAAACTAAATATAAATGAACAAAATAATGACCTTAAAATGGTCATTATTTTTTGGAGAACCGATGTCAAACAACTATAGTCCAAATGTCATCAAAGGCGATACCATAACCTGGGCCATGGGCTTTAGTGGCCCCACGGGGGGCGCTTACAATTTAAGTGGTATGACATTTACCATGGAAGTTCGAAGAACATATTATCCGGGAAAAGAAATTTTAAAATATGTTCTTGGAGTCACCTCTGGAAGCCAATTCCTTGCTGTCGATGGCATTACAGGTGGTTTAGCTCTAACCGGATTGACAGGAATTTTATATGTAACCGTTGGTTCAAACTATACAAAACAATTCCCCCCATATGTGCCAGTTTTTTATGATATTCAAATGCAATATCCAAATAATGGCGGAATAACCACTGTTTTGCGTGGAACACTTAACACAATTTTGGACGTAACAGAAAACTAAAATGCCTTCCAGCAATTTATTTCCAAATGTAACACTCTATAATGCTCCATACGGAATTCAGGGTCCAGCAGGGCCAACTGGTCCAACTGGAGACACTATATTAACAACTAATATAAATTTTGGTTCTTTGGGTGTTACAGTATCAAATGTTTTGGATTTCATATTGCAGGTAGGAAATTATGATATGGGAACCATAGGTGCACCAAATAGCGCAGTGGTCGATGAAGGAACACTATAAATACCAATAACCGGAGAAAACATGGCATTTCAAATTAAAAGAGGAACAAATTCACAGCGTTTAGGTTATACAGCATCGTCTGGTGAATTGATTTATGCAACCGATACAAAAATTTTATATGTTGGAGATGGAACGACTCCGGGTGGAGTGACTGTTGGAACTGTTTCTTCTGCGGGTAATTTTACTTTAAATGGTTTAAGTGGTTCAGTAGTTTTGACAGCAGGAACCGGATTAACTCTTAACGTCAGTGGAAATACCTTGACCTTTGCAAACATCGGTGGTGCTTGTGCGGGAGTCAATAGCGTAAATGGTTTAAGTGGTGCAATTGTTTTTGCATCCGGCAGTGGAATGACTCTTAGCATCAGTGGAAATACCTTAACATTTGCAACTACCGGAGCTCCTTCTGGATTATCACAATATGTTCAATCGATAAATGGTTCTACGGGTGTTGTAACTAACGTGGCATTCACAAATATAGGACAGACTTTTTCTAATGTTCAAATTTTTGATGGTTTAATTAGAGCTAATAAAAGTATAATTTCTTCTATGTCCTTAATTGATTCTACAGGATCAACAACTTCAGGAATATTTGGCGACAGGTTGACATTTTTAGATGGTGGTACTTCATACCAAAGTGTATCACAGATGCATTTTAGTAAACAAAGAGAATATGTTGTACTTGGTGGGTTTACTGGTAATTATCAAGGAACACTAGCTAGTACCTCTAGAACCATTATAATGGGATACAATAGATATCCAGATAATCTTGCATTTATCGATAGCGCTATTGTTGGAAATGGAAATTTTGGCGAAACTTTTAACAGTCCTACCGGTATTTTAATATTTGGTAATCGGAGTGGTGCTTGTGCTCAAAATATGGTTAGCAGCTTAATAGTTGGAAATAATTCGTTCAATGCTGCTTCTTCAGTATTAGATACTGTTTCTATTGGATCTGTACAATTTGCACAAACAGCTGAATCTAGAAATAATATAGGTTTAGGTAATAATATAATGGGGGCATTTCCTGGGACTGCTCAAAATAATATTTTTATTGGACGAGAAGTGGCATCGACAGCCACTGATTTATATGATTATTATGGAAATATAATAATAGGTCAACAAGCAGCATCAAATACCACTTTTGGTTTAACTGGGTCTGTAATTATTGGTTCTGCATATTTAACTGGACTGCAAGCATCTTCAAACGTTACCAGAACACCAAATGCCAATTTGGGGTCATGTCAGCTAATGGTAGGAACAGGAAGAACAGCCTGGATTACTGGAAATTGTTCTGGATTTATTGGTTTAGCTGGAATTCGTGAACCGCAATATCCATTGCATGTGAGGGGTGATATTTATGCCGGTGGAACCTATCTGTATGTTGCAAACAAATTTACACCGGGATCTTCTGCTGCCAGTGGAACTACTGGTGCCTTTGCTTGGGATAATGATTACATATACGTATGCATTGGAACCAATAGTTGGAGACGTGCCGGATTGACATCTTGGTAAGCAAGTCCTAAATAATAGGTAACCATGGAAGATATTCTTTATGTAACAGTTTATGGTTCACCTTATGGTATAGGTGGAGCACAAGGTCCACTCGGTCCCACTGGACCTGGATCTACAGCCGCAGGGCTTACTGGACCAACTGGACCAACAGGACCGACTGGGCCGATAGGCCCCACTGGTGCAACATCAACTGTTGCTGGACCTACTGGAAATACTGGACCAACTGGAGCAACGGGTGCCACCGGACCAACTGGTCCTACAGGACCCACAGGTCCAACAGGTCCAACTGGTCCTACAGGACCCACAGGTCCAACAGGTCCAACTGGACCAAGAGGACCTACGGGAAATACCGGTGACGTATATAAGGCATTTTCCAGCACATCTGTAAATCTTAACACTTTAAATATTGGTAATCAGATTACATTTACAGTAACACCTGCAGGTCTTGCTTATACAAAAGTACAAGACATATTAATAGCAGGCAGTCTAACTCAATATATTGATGCCAGTGTAAATACTTACAATTTAATAGACACTTTATTGGTTACCGTTGATGGATTTACTGGTACTGGGACAGTTGCAAACTGGGAAATAAATTTGGCTGGTGCTGTAGGACAAGCTGGTCCAGAAGGTCCAATAGGGCCCACTGGCCCCAAAGGTCCAACTGGCCCAACAGGTCCAACTGGTCCCACAGGTCCAACCGGCCCCACTGGTCCAACAGGACCTACGGGTCCCAAAGGAGATACAGGTAGTACTCCATCACAATATGTAATTTCTGTAAATGGAGCAACAGGTATAGTTACAAATGTTGCAAAAACAAATATTGGAAATACGTGGAGTGCATCTCAAGATTATGGTAGTTTTACGATTTCTGCATTTACTTTAAGGAGTGGTATTTTCTCATCATCACAATCTTCCGGATCGCCGGGTATAATTGATATAAGAGATGCAGATAATAATTTTCCAGTACAAAGTGGATTTAAATTATATTACCAACCGGGTTCAGAAGACACAAACACAACAACATTAAAAATAAATGAAGTTTTTAGTAATACAGAAGTATTATTACCTTCTGAGAGTGGTACATTAGCACTTACTAAAAATATTGTATCGTCCTTCAATGGAAGTACGGGGGCGGTTCAAGGTGTGTGTGCTGCAGTTGCTGGCTCTGGTATAAGGGTTTCTGGACCTACTGGAACAGTTACAATTACAAATACCGGAGTAACTTCATTCAATGGACAAACCGGTGCTATATTTGGTGTAAGTAGAATTGCAGGCTTAACGGGTACAGTTGGATTGTCGGCGGGAAATAATATTACAATTACACCCAGCGGAAATACTTTAATCATTGAAGCATCGGCAACAACTGGATCGACTCAAGGTGTTACGAGACTAAATGGACTCACAGGAATAGTTGGTTTGTCCGCTGGTGCAAATATCGGAATAACCGCAAGCGGGAATACTTTAATAATTTCCTCTACCGCGTCTGGTGGTGGTGATGGATCCGCAGTAATTTATAATTTATATCCTAAAGGAACGGCAACAGGTCTTTCTGCCGGTTCATTAATAGCGTTTAGTGGTCAAACATGGACTCCAGTACCAAGAACATACGTCGCTACGCCAAGTTTATGGCAAACAGTTCCCCTCAATACTACCAGCACTATACCATCCTCAAGAGAAGTTGGTGGTGCCGCAGGATATTCATCGCTTTCCATAAATGGAAACAGTGGTAGTGGGTTTGTAGAAGGAGAATTGGTCCAGATATCTTTAGTTTATCCTGGAGCTCCACCGGCTGCAAATGATGGAATTACGTTTAATCCAGGAACGTGGTGGTGGAATTATAGCATCTATACACCAGTTTCCGGTGGCGGTGGCGGTGGATTACTTCAAGGGCATTTTAGTGGAATTACATTAGTAAATTCGCCATATTTTTTCAAACGGCATGCAGAACTTTCTTTGGACGTTCACGGGTTTGCAATTAAAATTCGTGGATATACCTACAATGGCTATGATGGTCGTGGAGGTCCCTACGGAAATACATATTGCTTAACAAATCCTCAGCTAAGACCTCTTGGAATTGATGGGTGCACTTGCTGTTCGGACGGAGTCGAAGATTGGAAAATTTGTGGACCCGGTGGCGTTCCCCCACCAGGATTTACTTATAATGGTTGTTTCGTAGATTCCTGCGGAAACCTGATATGCTAAAGATAAATAATACAAACTAATGTTCTTCGGAAAGAACAAAACATCTCTAAAACTGGCAAAACAGCATCCAGAACTGCTGATGGGATGTGAGTATTATATAACAGAATCTCTTAATAACCCAAGAAAAATAAAAATTGGCTCTGGAATAAGCCAATTATTTTTAAAATCTTCAGATGGTGAAGAGTATTTGATCGAGGGAAATATCTCGAAGATCAAAGAGTATTTTGTTCCAACAAAAACCTTTGAAACTATTTCTGGAACCCTCTACAAAGTAAAAAGACCTGTTGGATCGCTTCTCCAAAACCAACAATTAAAACTTATTGAACCATGTCAGTATGATGAAAAACTGCAACTCGGAAATGGAATAAGCGAGCAGTATTTCATACAACAAAACAATAAGATATTAAAAGTTTATGGAAACTCAAACCAAATTAAAAATTTGTTTGAGGAAGTTTCAATACCTATTGTTAAACCAAAAGTTACGGTCAAACCACAAACAAAAATTGAAGTTGTTGAACGAACAATAATCAAAGAAACAACTCCAGTTGTTGGTTCTCAAGGTTTACGTGGAGAAAAGGGCGATAAAGGACAGCAGGGAGAAGTGGGACCGGTTGGTCCAATGGGTCCAATCGGAGAAAAAGGTGAACAGGGCATACAAGGAATCCCTGGCCCTATAGGCCCAGCAGGTGAAAGAGGAGAACCTGGACCAAAAGGAGATCCGGGTTTGGTTGGCCCAAAAGGCGATAAAGGAGAAAAGGGTGATAAAGGCGATAAAGGAGAGGTTGGACAAATTGGTCCTATGGGTCTTCGGGGACCGCAAGGCGAACAAGGCATACCCGGTCAAAATGGAACTGCTGGTGAAGTTGGACCTCAAGGCCCCATTGGCCCAGAAGGTCCGCGTGGAGAAAAGGGAGATAAAGGTGATAGAGGATCTGTGGGCCCTCAAGGTCCTATTGGACCAAAAGGAGAGATTGGACCAATCGGACCAATTGGACCAGCAGGACAAGATGGAAAATCACCTGTAGTAAATGCTGAATACCCTCTAATTCTAGAAGAAGGTGTTTTAAAATTTGATTCTGATAAACTGACCAAAGTTATGGATCAGTTTAAAAATACAGATATACAAAACGCCATAAACAACCTATCTGGAATGATTAGTCCCGGCGGTGGTGCAGTTGGGATTAAAGAAGATGGAAGACGGATAATAAAATCCGTAAATGACATCAATTTTACCGGATCCGGTGTTTCCGTAACTCGTCAAGGAAAAAACGTAACAGTTGATATATCAGGTGGTTCTGGAAATCTGGGTCCAACAGGACCAGCAGGACCTACAGGTTCTCCGGGGTTGACTGGAGAAAGAGGTGTTACTGGGGCAATAGATTTTTATTATCAAGAAAACGCTCCTGTAAATTCTGGAATAACACTCGGCAGTAGGTGGATGGATTCTGACAGTGGAATTGAATATGTTTATATAATAGATTTAAACGGTACCACTCAATGGATACAGCCGTCAAATAGCGGAGGTGGTGCTGGATCAAGCATTTCTATTCTTGCAACTACTGGTGTTACTGGTGCAACATACGCAGCTCTTTCTTCCGATTATTATATCGGAGT